TTAGCAGAACGTCGTAATGCTCTGTCATTATACACTGTTCGAGCGTATAGTTCAAAATTATTATAAGACGTAGACCAAGTGCTTCTACACAGACGTGATTCCACGCTGTTTAGGCCCTTAGTCGGAAAAAACTCACTTCCTTGAGGAAATGAATAGTCTCCAAGCTTAAAAGTTCTTAGAGCACTGTGTAAGTCTCTTCGAATAAGATACATTTCTTTACTATAAGTAAAATTACGATTAGTATGAAGTGAATTATCGAAAGAAAGGTACTCACTCAAACAATTTGAGTGGAGAATTTCTTCAGAAGCATCACTCGGCACTTGGTATTTCTTATAGAATCGCTCAATAGCGAATCTTTCGGAAAACGACATCTCTGGATTTAAACCAAAGTCAAAAGTCGAAAGTACCTTATTATACACATTGATGATGTCTTGATATGCTTGCATGAACTACCTTTGAGTTATTTTATAATTTTCGAAAAAGAGGCCCCAATCAAATGGGACCGAATTGTTGAGAATCAATAAAATTAATTCAAACAGTTGTTCTAGTAGGAACAGTAACTGGTCTAAAACCAATTAAAATGTCCTCGCCAGCCCAAGTGTTAACTTGAGCAGCCATATCAGCTATAATCAATTTTAACGCGCTCACTGAAACAGTAGAGCCACTAATTCTTAATCTTACCGACAATGTGTCCATGCTCTTATTTAAAGAGGGATTGCAAGTGTCTGATACACAAGATAAATCAGAATAGATAATTTCAGTTATGTGATTATCAACCTGAGTACCGTTCAGATTCTTTCTATTACTAGAAAATTTGAATCTTACTTGATAACTTGGATCCAGTGGATCAGCATACGTTACTCCATTAGAGTCTGACGTATATAATTTTAGGGCATTTGCCATTTTTAGCTCCTTAAGCTAGATTTGAAAGTGTTTTTTGAAATTATTAAAGAATCAATAATCCTCCTCCAATTCGAATAAACATCGGATTGCCATTGAGGAAGAACAAGATCCTTCGGGTCAACAGTCTTTCTTTCATATGTGTTGACATAACGCGTCTCGCAAAGAGATGGCGTCAAAGTACTTTTTACTAGATTATTATCCAGATAAAGGGAGTCTTCAGTCATTACATATTTAGAAAGCCTATACTGATAACGCAGGGAATAACACCCTTTTTCTTCTGCAATATCAAAAATACTAAGAGCTAAGCTACTAGTATTATGAGATATTACGTCCCCTATATTAATAAACCAATCCACAACGAAACTGAGTGGGAGTAATTCCCACCCCGTAACAAATGGATTAACTTGAATAGTATAAAGGGCCGAAGAAAGAGAATTAGTGAACTTTGCTTTGCAAGTCGCTTTAATAGTTAAACTACCCTCAACAACATCAAAAGCCTCGCGATGAGCAAGTCTGTTGATGAGAAGAGGAGGCTTCTTAGCCAAATCCACAGAGATAACTGAACGTCCTGTTTTGAAAGAAATGAATTGATTTCTAATTGTCTTCTCAATATCCTGGATAGTATAGACCATAGGCATTATGCCGTATCGGTACTCCATCCATTTATTTTGAAGTTCATTAGATAGATCCTTAAAGTTTTTAGCTTTAGGGTTCGATTTCTTTATTTCAGACATGATACGCTTAGTATACACACCCAAATCCTCATAAAGATCCTTTAGGGTCTTTAAAGACTTAGGAAGTTCTGCAATATTCGTCAGAACATCTAAATCAGATCTTAATTTAATAGTACTATCAGCAATAACCGTTTGAATATATCGGTCAGTCTGAGGCTCTTGGAATTCATTCTGAAAAGGAATGTCAGGCAAGTACGTACCATTAAAATTAAAAGTGGTTTTTTGGTAAGGTTTTAAATTTGACCTTAACCATGGAACTGAATGTGAGTAATATCGATAACCAGAGCTGGCACAACCTTTTGGAGGTCTGCCGACCCAAGAAGTAGTATGGTCAACCGACCAGGAACTACCTGTTGAGGGCGTCGGAGTCCAAGATCCATAATATGGATTTGAACTCGATAGGCTCTTCTGATAACCTCGATAAGAACCCCGCGGGGTCATCTCGTCTACCCTTACATCTTTCATCAAAAAGTTAAATGATCTAATAGTTCCAACCGAATAGGTTGTCATTTTTATATCACGATCCTTTCTGATGGCAGAGAATTTCTTGCCAATGGGAGGTCTTCTATGCCATGACCTGAATGTTTCAGGGTAATGCATATTAGATTTACTAGGCGGGGGCACATAGTCCGGTTGAGGAAAAATAATTTTCTGCTCAATCGTCCAAAATGTCTTGTCTAGATTCCATCTATTTGTAGGGAAACATGGTTTCTCTCCAATTAATTTAGAAATATCGGTTGGTTTATAAGTGTCATCTAAGACATTAATATCCTTAACCGGTATCATGGAAGTCATTACAACTGTGCTGTAAGGTGTCATACAATTCTCCTAAGTGTTATTCAATCGGAACCAACTATGTTGGTGCTGGGAAATCCCAG